GACGACGGTGACGCACCGCTTGTAGCGGACGTCACAGTCATCATTCCGCTAAAACTGGAGAATTGAGATGGTGGATGATTTTGGCAGTAATAGAAGAAGTTTGGCGGCGTTGGTGCAAGAGTGCGTTTTACAGTTGTCAAAACACATGGATGAACGGTGGGGGGTTGGTCGATTGCCAATGCTGGTTTCGCCGGAGCTAAGGGCAAGGTTTTTAAAACAGCAGAAAAATTATTATGGTGCCCTGCTCTCTGAAATTACCGAAAGCATTGTGACACACGCTCATGGAATGCTCAGGGCTTGGCATGCACTGGATGATGAGGCACTAAAGCTGGGTCAGATGCCACTGCCAACATCTGCCTGGCAACTCGTGATGCCAACTGGTGAAATTGTCGTGTTTATTCGAGAGGAAAGAGATCTGCCGTTGATTCCGAAACAGGGCGGTATGGAAATTTACACTGCTGACACTTTGGCTGATCTGGTGATGAACCTGGAGCCGGTTGAGAAAAAGAAGGCAAGGCAGTGGCCAAACGGTGCAATCAGCCCAATTGACTGGGAAGAGGGTGACGAGATACCGTTTTGAAATGAAGAAAAAGAAAAAACGCATTGTACAGCCAAGTGATCTTGGTCCGGCAGAACGACTGGAGCATGATGAGATAATACTTGAAGAAACAATGAAGGCCGGAATTGTAAGGGCCAGGGTCACAACGCAAACGGTGATTGATCGGTATCGGCAAAGAAATCAAATCAGTGCAGAGCAATTTGATGCCGGTGAAAGATTTAGGGTTGCGTGGTTTATTGGATGTCGAGGTGCATCGGTTACAGCGAATTACGATGTTAGAATCCCAACAACAAAAACATCCGTTGATGATCATACGATGAATGCCAGAAGGGATGTTCGTAGCGCGCTGGACGCTGTAGGAAAACAGCTCAGTCCAATTGTTGTGCATACGTGCGGTATGGATCTCTCAGCGCAATCCTGGGCATCAAAACATGGACACGATGGACGCAGTGGGCTAACAGTGTTGAAAATAGCTTTGGATGGACTCGTGGATCATTTTGGATTGTGAGGGACAATGGCACGAAATTATCGACGTGAGTATGACACATATCATGCCAAGCCAGCGCAAAGGAAAAATCGCTCTGAGAGGAATAAAGCACGTCGGGCTTTAGTCAATGCTGGTAGGGTGCAGAAGGGTGACGGTATGGACGTGCACCACAGAGATGGAAATCCAAGAAATAACCAGATGAAAAATTTGAGTGTGATGCCTAAAGGCAAAAATCGTTCAAAGAATAAAAAATGAAAATTTCCGATAAGACCAACCTGGCAATGCCAATCCGCAATTTGATTGCTATAGTTTCAGCGGCTAGTGTTGCTGTGTGGGTCTACTTCGGTGTGCAAGAAAGTTTGAACAAACACTCAACAAAATTAGAGCTCATGGAAAAAGATTTGAAGGCTAATAGTGAATTTAGAGTGAAGTGGCCACGAGGTTTGCTTGGAAGTCTGCCAGCTGATGCAGAGCAGTTTATGCTGATTAAGGAGTTGTACAAACAGACTGAAAAATTGCAGTTGAGGGTCGACAGTATGTTGCATAATTAGGTTAACATCGAAGCACTTAGCAAGGCAGTAGACAAATTGCAGAGAGATGTTGAGAAACTCAAGGACAAGCAAAGAGAATTTGCCAACGGTCATAAGTGACGAAATGCTTGACGTTGTGGTGACATCTGAAGTAATACGATTAGTCATGCTTATGAATTATGCCAACCACAGTGGTGGCTGATGTGAAAAATAACTCCTCCAATACTGAAATCGCTGTCGTTCCAAAGAAAAAAGTTGGCCGACCACGCCAATGGGATCGTGACGTAGTGATGACTGAGTTCAATCGTAGAACCGCTGATGGAGAGAGTATGCGTGAGATATGTTCGGATCAACATATGCCATCAACGACTGCCATTTGTGAGTGGCTTCAAGAGAGTGAAGGATATGCTGAACGGCACGCGCACGCGATGGAATTGCGTGGTCAGAGGTTCGCAGAGCAGATAATTACGGTGTGCCAGGAGACAATGGCCGGTCAACACGACATAAATGCCGCCAGACTCTTCGTAGACAGCCTCAAGTGGACCGCTTCGAGGCTCTCGCCTAAGGTCTATGGCGACCGGGTGGAGCAACACGTCTCTGGCGACATCACTGCAACACTTATCCCAATCATCAAGCGCGACTAACGCACTTGATTAGTGTTCAAGTGCGTCACATAGATTTTGCTATAGTTTTCAATTAGTTAAATGGCGTTGCAGTCTTCGATGTGTGGAAATTGTGACATTTTTCGGCAATTTTGTCGAAAAAGCATGCTTTTCCCTCTGGTGGAGATTTTCACAAAAATTTTTTTTCGATCGTCGCGTCCAGCTATAGGTATAGCTATAGCTATGAATTAAACGTCTCTATCGTCTATCCAGTCAAAGGTGGTCATGTACGAATATCAGATTAAGGTTACTCGCGTAGTTGATGGAGATACCGTAGACGCAGATGTCGACCTTGGTTTCTCGACATGGCTCCACGACCAAAGAATACGGTTATCCAGCATTGACACGCCAGAGACCAGAACGAAGAACGATATTGAGAAGTTCTACGGCCAGCTGGCCAAGAAGTTTCTTTCTGACCTACTGCAAAATAGGGACGTTACATTGCAGTCCCACGGCAGAGGTAAATTTGGCCGTATACTGGGAACTCTGTTCGCAGAAGGTTTGAATGTGAATGAAGAAATGATTGTCCAGCACCACGCAGTGCGCTATGAGGGTAAGTCAAAGGCGTTAATTAGCGATGCTCATAAGGCCAATAGACAAGAGCTGTACAAGGATGGTTATGCGGAGAAGTTTCTTTCTGAGATCGTAGAGGAGTCGAAAACTGCCAAAAACGATTAGTCTGCCATACGATCCGAGGCCATTGCAGGCAGAGTTTCATTCCGGTTGCAAGCGGTTTACTGTTGCGGTTTGCCACAGAAGATTCGGAAAGACTGTTATGGCGGTAGCACATGCCATACAAGCGGCTTTGTGGACACCGCGTCACAGGCCGCAAGTGGCCTATATAGCACCAACGTATTCACAAGCGAAACGCGCCGCATGGGAGTATGCGAAAGAGTTTTGTGCTGAACTGGGCGGTGCTCGATTTCACGAGTCTGAATTGCGGATTGACTTGCCGAGAGTATTGCAAGATGGGCATAAGGATTTTGCACGCATTATGTTGCTTGGATCTGAAACGCCGGATTCTCTACGCGGCATATATCTGGATGTAGCGATTTTGGATGAGTATGCGGATATGAACCCGAGGCTGTATCCTGAGATAGTGCGCCCGGCTTTGTCTGATCGGAAAGGGTCGTGCATCTGGATTGGCACACCGAGGGGGCAAAACCTGTTTTTTGATAAGTATGAGGAGGCGCGGCGCGAATCGCTGGCTGGCAATGAGGACTGGGCGTGTTTTCTGCACAAGGCATCCGAGACTGAGATTATTGACGAGTATGAGTTAGAGGATGCGGCAAAGCAGATGTCCAAGCCGCAGTACGCGCAAGAGTATGAGTGTTCTTTTGATGCCTCGCTGGAGGATAGCTACTACGGCAGTCAGATGGAGGAAGCGGAATTAGAGGGCCGTGTTGGCCGAGTGCCGTTTGATCCCAACAGCCGTGTAGAGACCTGGTGGGATTTGGGTTATGCAGACGCGACATCGATCTGGTTTGCACAGCGTGTAGCTGGTGCAATTCATTTGATTGATTATTATGAAACGTCTGGTGAGGGATTGCCGCATTATGTGGAGTTGCTGGAAGAGTATCGCCGCCCTAAAGAATCTGGTGGGCGAGGTTATGTATACTCGCACCATGTTTTGCCGCATGATGTGAAGGTGCATGATCTGGGCAGTGGCAAGTCGCGTCTTGAGGTATTGGAAAGTTTAGGCATTACAGCAGAGATTGCCCCTGATCTGCGGCGTGAGGATGGAATTGAGCAAGTACGTAACTTGTTGCCACGATGCTGGTTTGACAGTGAGAACTGCGCTTATGGCGTGAAGGCGTTGAAGCAGTACCGCAAGGAATGGGATGCGACACGGAAGATTTACAAGAACCGCCCAAGGCATGACTGGACTTCGCATTCAGCCGATGCTTTTCGATATGGGGCAATTGTTACACCAAGGTCAGCAAACTGGAATAAGCCGCTGGAGTATCCCAAGCTGGCGATAGCCTGAGTATGGAGATAAAAGATGAAGCGAAAAATTGATGTGAGTGATCTTGGGCAGTTAACCCATGAGCTTGTGGCGTTGCCAAAGTCAACGCGACTGGAGATTTGTATTGGCGGTGAGACGTATACTGGTCCTGTGGAGCTAGAGGTTGAGGCAGGCGTTGTTGGCTTGCATTTTGACACGAAGATGAAGATCAAGGCCAAAGCGAAGGCGAAAACGAAGGCGAAAAAGTAATGGCTATTCTTCCCTCACAGTTACTCAACCCCAGCGCGGCATGGCTTGCCGCGACCAGTCAAGGGCCGTTTAACGGTAGCACTAATGTGGCCTCTACTGCCCCTGTGACTGCCGCACAGCCGCTTGCACCGCCGCCAGTTCCGTTTCGCCGCCGACCATCATTGTTTGATTCTGGGCAACAGGATGATCCGTTTGGCTACCCAGAAGACTTGGGGGGAGTTCACGATTTAAGGCCGGTGGGTTCGTTGACTCCAACACAACAGCGTTACTTACAGCAAGTTGAGATTGATCGTCTCGGCAGACCGGCACCGACAGGTATTTCAAAATTTTTCGATTACGCTACAAGGCTTTTTCCGTTTGCTGGAGCGGCGCGTAGCTTAGGGGAAAGAGCTGGCCTTCACACTAGGAGACTAGGCCAATTGACGGATGCACTGGAAGCCAATCGTGTGGCAACCGGGGCTTATCCAGTTGGGCAAACCGAATATGGTATCAATTGGAATCAGCCCGGCAGGGGGCTTGGTCAACCGCCAGACGTTTCTGCGGCATATGGGTTACCGCCAGCACCAGTAAGTGGAACAGATCATATAGGTGGAATACCAAGCAACATATACGATCATTACAATGTAGATCCTAATGTTTCTAATGCAGTTCTTGATCCCGTTCTATCAGACGATCCTTGGTACGATGCGTATTTCAATATTAGAGGTGATCAGCCTGTTGGCACAACAGAAGCTATTTTCGATCCCCTACAAGACCAAGGATTACCCTCACTTCCAATCGATCCAAACTATCCGGGTTTGGGTTATCCTTCGCTGGGAATTACTAATGTTACACTTCCTGAGGTTTCTATGGGAGGTGAGCCCCTCATTGGTTTTGATGAGGCCTTTACGAGTGACACTGCTGGATTTAATCAGCCGTTTGAATATGAAGATATGTTTGGAGAAGGGCGCGGCATATGAGCATGAAAATGCAAGTTCAGCTTAATCAACTACAAGCCCGCGTTGATCAGCTAGAGAAATTAGTTACAGGCGAAGTGCCTATAGTGCACGCAGAACATCCAGAGACTGGAAACGAACACGTTGGTGCGTTGCGCTTAAAGCACAAGGGATGGGGTTTCTGGGATGTTGTAAACCAGAATGGTGCCGTTTTGAATGGTGGCCGCATGAAAAAACAGGAAGCGGAAGACTTCATCGCTTCGCATGCGGCATGACGAGTTTTACCTCCCTGAGACTTGGTGGGCGCAGTGCCCACCAATTTTTTGAGGTGTATTGATGGCAAAAATGACAGACAACACCCTTCAGTCAATTATTAAGGGTGAGATCCAAAGCAGTGCAACTTTTCTTGGCGGTGAGATTAGTGAGCAACGCCGAAAGGCAATGGAATACTACCTCGGAGAGCCGTTTGGTAATGAGGTAGAGGATCGAAGCAAGGTTGTGAGCACAGATGTGCAAGACACGATTGAATCCATTATGCCTGACTTTGTGCAAATCTTTGCATCCGGCGAAGAGGCAGTGCGATTTGAGCCAGTTGGGGAAGAGGATGAAGCGGCGGCTGTGCAGGCAACAGAGTACATCAACCATATCTGGTTTAAGTCAAATAACGGCTTTGAAGTGACGCATGACTGGATCAAGGACGCTCTGCTACAGAAAAACGGCATTATCAAGGTGTACTGGGACGAGAGCGAACAGAGTACACGCGAAACAATCTCCAACGTCAATCTGGCAACGCTGATTGAGCTGGAATCTGATGATACTATAGAAATTATCGAACAGACAGAAGTAGATGTAACACCAGGGTTGGAGCAGTTTGCGCCGGACGGTTTGCTGTGGGATGTCACGCTGAAGAAAACAGAAACCACGGGCAAGTGCCGTGTTGTCTGTATTCCACCAGAAGAGTTTCTGATTTCTCGCCGCTCTGCCGCAATGGAAGAGGCGGCGTTCACTTGCCACAAGGTTAAGAAAACGGTCACCGAACTCTTGGAGATGGGGTACTCGAAAAAAATTATAGATGGTTTGTCCAGCCATGATGAGCAGATGTACAACGAGGAGCGTGTGGCGCGTTATTCAGCAGATGAAGAATGGCCTGACCAGCATGCAGAGCCTCGTGATCCGGCAATGCGCGAGATCTGGATATACGAGTGTTATCTCAAGGTAGATTTTGATGGCGATGATCTTGCTGAGATGCGCGCTGTTACAGTCGCTGGTTCTGGATACAAAATCCTTGAAAATGAACCAGTAGATGATCATCCGTTTGTAGATATGACGCCAATACGTATGCCGCATAAGTGGACTGGTCGCTCTGTCGCAGATCTTGTGATGGACATACAAGTTATAAAATCGACAGTCTGGCGGCAACTGCTGGACAATATGTATGGTGTGAACTCAAACCGTTATGTGGTGAATGAGCGTGTTAATCTTGACGACATGCTGACCAACCGACC